TCGCATCTTTGCGACCGTTACGGAATCCGGCAGAGTAAATTGCAACCTCAGGCAGGCAGGCTGAGCCAGTTGTCTTCTGGTCACGCAGAGAAGGTGAGATAACTGCTTTCTCTACTCTCTGGTTGCAACTGGATAAGGTGCTGACGATGCGGCGCTCGAAGCTCTGCTGTTGCAGTTTCATGGCCCGATGCTCTACTGCGCGTTGCAGCTTCTTGCGTTGCTTGTTGTTCATGGTGCCTCCGGTAATTGGCTTAGGTACTGGCGCCGGAACCTGTGACGTTTCCGGATTTCAAGTCGCTTCAAAGGTCGGCCCGATCAGCCCTGATAGGCCTAAGCTCCACGACACGCCAGTCCAAAGCCAACTTCACTTTGGTGAGACCGAATCAGTCTCAATCTCTATTGTTAAAGAACGCGCCACTCCATTCCCTGTGGCCTGCCAGCGTCCTGCTGATGGGATAGATATTATGCGTACAGCGCATATGCGTCAAGCGCATAATTGATTGGGTGTGTCTGTTTTTCATTGATATTGGGTTATGTGTTTGAAACAGAAATGGATTTATTTTTAAGCGGGATATGTTGCAGGCACAAAAAAGCCCGCACGTGGCGGGCTAATTTGCGAAAGGGGAGGTTATCCGTGACGGCGGTATTGCTGGGATTGGCTAAGCATCACGCGCCCGGCAACATGAAGCATATCCATTTCTTCAGCGGATATAGTCCATTCGCGATAGCGCGGGTTGTCCGATATGACGATCAGTTCGCTTTTAACCTTCTGCAGGCGCTTAACAAACATGTCGCCGTTGTAGTCAAAGACATAGATACCATCACCATCGAAGCAGCTCACAGCGACGTCGACAAAAATCAGGTCGCCTGGCTCAATAGTGCCTTCCATGCTGTCACCACGAACGTTAATAAGCTTCACGGATGACTCCGGCCGGTTACCGAATATGACCCTTGCTTGATCGGGAACATATTCAATAGACCTTATGACTTCAACGACGTCCTTCGAGGGTGAACCATCTCCGGCGCTTGCTGAAACATCAAGAACATCAATCCTGTACACATCTTTTCTCCCCTTTTTTATAATGGAACCGATACTGTATGAATCTACAGTATCATTAGCTTCATTGGAAGAGAATAGCTCAGATACAGGAACTGCGAGAGCTTCCGCAATCTTATGTATAAGGGAATCGCTGTAACCCTGCATTCCACGCTCTAGGCGTGACAGGTTGCCCACGTCGCTATCCACGCGCAACGCGAGTTCTGTCAGGGTCATCTTATTCGCTTTGCGAATCTGTCTAATCTTGTCGCCTATTTTCATGGCGTGTATTCAACCTTTTTTATGCGTGACACGCAAAGCGCCTTGCGCATATTTTTCAATTCGCATATTATGCGTATAGCGCATTTAGGAGGTGCATTATGCCAACACCATTAAGGAAAATGCGTGTAGAGAAAAAGCTGACAATTTCCGAGGTAGCCATCGCAACGCAACTTGACGTTGGAAACCTCAGCCGGATTGAAAGGGGAATTCAGGTTCCCTCTCTCGAAACGGCAGAGAAATTGTCCCGGTTCTTCAAAGGGAAGATCACCGAAATGCAGATTCTCTATCCGCAGCGATACATGAAGTCAGCCGACACAGCGGCTTAAGCAACACCGCTCTTTATCAATCTGACCGGAGGCTGTTTCGGCCCCCAAAAACCGAAGTGACTTGCTCACTGCAATGTCACGTAACTACTTAACCAACAAACGGAATTTTACATCATGGAAATTGCAAGCTATCGCAAAAAAGCGAGAGAGATTGAAAGCCAGTTACTGAACAAACTGGCTGAACGTGGACAGGGAACACTGGCGAAGGTACTCGACCTGGACGACGCAGCTGTAAGCCGCATGAAGCGTCCATCAGGAAAGCAGCGTCACAGCTTCTTCCAGATGATGAGTCTGGCACTGGCTTATCTGGATGTGGTTTCACCTGAATCAGAAATGGCGCAGAGGTTGTTGCGCATAGAGCAGCTACTGACAAAAGAAAAAGCGCCGAACTGCGGGAACAGTTTCGACGCTTGATAGCAATTTGCGAACACAAATAACTGGAGGAAATTATGCCAGGACTAACTGGATATGTAAACAGTAAAGGGGGCAGTTATGTCAACTGCTGAACTTTTTGATTTCAACGCAGCTCGCAAACACAGGAGCGCAAGGATGGAAAACCAAAAGCAGGGGCATTTTGCACTGTTCCGGAGTCTTCTGTCCAAGGATTGGGCCAAAGATACAGCCAAGCTGGCAATGTGGATTCGGCTTATCGGTGAGGCTTCCTACAGGCCACGCACAGTAGAGTTTGCTGGCAAGGAATGGAATCTTCAACCCGGCGAACTGGTGACCACAGCGGCGATTATGGGCCGTAAATTACGTGATCAGGATGGCACGGAAAAGAGTCCGCAGGCGGTGACCAGAATGATTAATTTCTTCGCCAGAGAAGGGATGATCACCACTAAGGGAACACGCTTCGGGACGGTGATCACCATCACGAATTATGCCGAATATCAGGTCATTTCAGCCGATGAACCTCGCGAAAGACCATCCGATAACAACAAACCCAGCACTGGTGCGGCTTTGAATGCTGTACCCGATGAACCATCCGATAAACCATCCGATGAACAGAACAAGAAGTTACTAGAACAAGAACTAAAAGATAAAACCCCCCATACCCCCAAAGGGGGCTTGGAAGGTGATCAGGTTAAAACTGAAAAGCGTCGGGCAGAGCGCATTGATTACGAATCTTATCTGGTTGCCTACAACGAGGAGGTTGGTGATCGCCTTCCACACGCTGTATCTGCCAATACTCAGCGTCAGCGCCGCCTGAAAAAACTTATCCCTCAGCTCAAAACCCCAAACGTCGCAGGCTTCCGGTCATATGTCCGCGCATTCGTCTGCCAGGCCAAGCCGTTTTACTTCGGTGGAAACGAAACTGGCTGGTCAGCGGATCTGGATTTTCTCCTGCGTGAAACAACGCTCACCGGCGTCAGGGAAGGCAAGTTTGCAGACCACAAGGAGCCAGCATGATCAATACCGATATCGAAGCCAGCGTGATTGGCGGCCTGCTGATTGGCGGATACACGCCGGATGCCAGCGACGTCATCTCAACACTGGACGAAAGCGCATTTAGCGTAGACCTGTACCGCCGGGCATTTGGTGAGATTAAGCGTCAGGCGAAACAACGCAGCCTGATTGACGGGATGATGGTTGCCGAAGCCATGGGTGATGAGTATTTCGGTCACGTCATGGAGACCATGCGCAAATGCCCTTCGGCAGCAAACCTGAAAGGCTATGCCCGCGTGGTGGCCGATTATCACAAGGTGCGCCGGTTCACTGAACTCATGGACGCTGGCAAACGTGAAATCACTTCAGCGGGAAACCACGAGATTGCTCTGAACGCTATCAGCCAGTTCATGGCATCACTCACCGATATCGACCGCCCTGGTGATGAAATCAGGCCGATGCATATCCGTGACGTTCTGGACGGTTATCAGGAACTGCTTGAGAAGCGCGTTCGTCAGGGTGAAGAGTCCGACACACTGAAGACCGGCATTCCTGAGCTTGACCATATCACCGGCGGCATCAACTCCGTCGATCTGGTCATCGTTGCTGCGCGCCCTGGCATGGGTAAAACGGAATTCGCGCTTACCGTAGCTGAAGGTGTCGGCCGGCAGAAACTACCGGGCAGCAACCAGAAACGCGGCGTGCTGATTTTCAGCATGGAGATGGACGCTAATCAGGTGGTTGAACGGCAGATTGCCGGCGCAGGAAACCTTCCTGTATCAGCACTGCGCAATCCCGCAAACATGAACGATGAAGGCTGGGCGAAGGTTACAAACGGACTTGGGCGCCTGTTAGATCTGGATGTGTGGATTGTCGATGCCAGCAAGATGAACGTCGAGCAAATCCGCGCCATTTCAGAAAGGCATAAGCGCAACAATCCGGCGTTGTCACTCATCCTGGTGGATTACCTCGGGCTGATTGATAAGCCAAAAGCAGAGCGTAACGACCTCGCTATTGCACACATATCCGGCAGCCTGAAGCGCATTGCAAAAGACCTCAAAACACCGGTTATGTCACTCAGCCAGCTATCCCGCGATGTTGAGAAGCGCCCGAAAGGTCAGCGCCGACCGACCAATGCCGACCTGCGCGACTCCGGCAGCATTGAGCAGGACGCCGACAGCATCATCATGCTCTACCGCGAAGCCGTGTATGACGAGGAGTCACCAGCTGCGAACTATGCAGAAATAATCGTCACCAAGAACCGCTTTGGACAGCTTGGAACCGTTTATCAGGCTTTCAACAACGGACACTTCCAGCCAACAGATCAGGAAGCCGCAGCAAAACTCTGCCGCGCCCGCCCTGAGCAAACCCAGCAACAATCACGCCGCTACAACAAAGGGGCTGACGTATGAATTTAACCTACGAAGATTCAGAAGTGATTGCCGCATATCTCTGCGCTGACCGACCACAGTACAGAGGCCCGGTATTCATCGACCTCAGCAAGCTGGAAGACCTGCATATGCGCAGTGCTCAGGCTCACGTTCGCTATGCACTCATGTTTGCATCCGGAAAGTGGACATCAACCGGGAGGGCAGCATGACACAGGTAACTCAACTGGTAATAACACCACCGCTGATGCGTCAGGCCCGCAACATGACGCTGGCAATTATCGACCTGGCTAAGAAGCGCGACCTGACGCCGGAGCAGTTCCGGGACCGCCTGCACGCTATCGACATGCTGGCGCGTGAGGCACACGACACGATTGTTGATGCTGAGTTTGAGCAGGAAGAACGGAGTCACCAATGAAAAAGCTAACAGCTGAGAAGTGCATGAGCGTTATTAATGGCCTGAAGTGGATCGCTGCCGAAGGTCCGGGCATGTCAATTCGCGATGAATATGACATTCAGGCGTATGAGCTTGCACTAAAGGCTCTTGAGCAGCAGGAGCAGCCCACCAATCAGAACGGAGAGCAGTGATATGTGGTTAAAGCGAGCGATATTGAATCAAAAGGAATACCAGTCATTCACATGGTGGGAAAGCTTTATGGCGGGCCATATTAGTATTGGTCCACTAACCATTTATGGCGAAAACGCTATGCATTGGGCCGTGAATATCCGTACCCGGAAGTGGGGCTACATCTGCTTCAGACTACCGGTGCGGTGCTTCGGTCGGTGGTGGCCGCTTTATTTCTACACCTCACCAAACGGCACTCCATGGGCAGCAAAATTCAGCATTCCAAAGAAGGTCGACTGACATGAAAAACAACGATGAGCTGGAGCGGCAGCTGCGCGATGGATTCGCAGAGGCATTTGAAGTGCACACCGGATGGCATCCTGATGATTACCCAAGCCCCGACGTTGTCGAGACCAGTTGGGAGATTTGGCGCGATGGCTGGCAGGCAGCGTTAAGCAGCAAGCAGGAGGAAGCATGATGAGTGGCTATCAACCGAAAAAGCCGGATGCTCGTTATCGTGTGGTTATGGATGGGCGCGGCGGCTTAGTTGTCGAGGAGCGAAACCCTTGGTGGCTGGCAATCATATTTGGGCGCTATTACCAAATAAGCAGACCACTTAAGGACATGGTTGCATGTGACGACTTTGTTGCACGCAGAAAGCTTGAAGAAGCAGGAAAAACCAATGCCGGACTAGTGGTTAAGGAGTACAGATGAACAACGATGAGCTGGAAAGGGATCGGCTGTGTCGCTGTGACCGCTGCGGCATACCCAAACCTCCAGACCGGTTCCGGGCTAGCCTTCCGTACTGGAATAAGTGGTGCATTCGCTGTGAAGCATCACCAACTGGCGAATTCCCGATCCCGGAAACAGATGAACACCGGAGGCAGCAATGAACAACGTAATCCCTCTCAGACCTAAGCATCAACCCCTCAAAGACTCACATTCAGCGCTACTGACAGCCCTCAAGATGCTTCGTGAAGGCGGCCACAGTAAGCAGAGCATTGACCTGTTGTTGAGCGCCGCCGCTGACAACATCCATGACTACGTGGAGACAATCGAAGGGAGGTAACAGTGCAGGACTTCTGTTTGCACACAACGACTCTCGGGCAATTCACCAGACTCATCTTCGACCTCGTTTCTTCCGGCAAGAAATACCGCATCAAATTCTCAGAATGGCGTGACCAGCGCAGCATCCCTCAGAACTCCCTTCAGCACATGTGGTACGCAGAGCTGAGTGCTTATCTCATAAAGCGCGGCAAAGCCTTTGCTACGCCTGAATGGGTGAAGGATGCGATGAAACACACCTATCTGGGCTATGAAACGCGGGAAATGGTTGATGTGACAACCGGTGATAAAACCCAAATCCAGACGCTACGGCACACGTCGAGCCTCGATACTGCCGACATGCATTACTACCTCACGCAGGTTGAAGGCTGGGCGCTCAATGTCGGTTGCAGGCTGACTATTCCACGCGACAGCGAATACCAGAAACTGAAGGATAAACAAAACCAGTGACCACGTTCACCGATATTGGTGCAGCCATTGAAGAAGCTGCGTGGCTTTCTCACGTCTACAGGAAGCAATATTGCGTTTATCAGCGCAGCGCAGACGAGATGGACGTAAGCGAATCAGACAGCAGCCGTAACCCGATGTTTACCACTGGTCAGGGCGGCACCGTTAACACTGAGCACAGGAGCGCAGCATGAGAAATACATGGAGCCGCGAGCATCTCGACATTCTGGCTCGCGATTACGCAAACGCATCAACAGAGCTGCTGGCAATCATTTTCGACAAGCCACGGCAACAGGTCACAAACAAGGCCCGCGAGATGGGACTGAAGAAATCACCTGAGTTTCTGGAAGTAGTTCGGGCAGCAACCGGCGCAATGAGGTGGAGAAATCATGCGAGAGTCCACTAACTACGCCAGGCGAAAATCACTCTGGCAGGCATACGAAAATCACGCCATCTACAACGTCAAATCACCCCGCAAGAAACGCAAACCAATCCCCGCAGCCAGCCAGGTATCTACATTCGATTATGTAGGCGGACTGCTACAGGCCAAATGGAATCGCATGAGGTTTACACGATGAATTACAGCGAAATGTCTGACTTCGAAATTAACTGCGCGGTGGCGCGAGCTTTGGGCATGGCGCATGCATTTTTCTTCTCGAAATCAGAAGATGATTTTTGTGAAGGAATCGAGCCGAACCAAAGAGGGCCAATCTGGCAGTCAAAGGAGTATCTGGTTAACGGATACCGCGTATCGAATGGCAATTGTTTTAACCCCTGCAACTCATGGGCTGATGCCGGGCCGATCATCGAGAAGCAGCGAATTACGATTGCATACGACGGAGAAGAGAAAAGTGACCACCCATGCGCATGGGTAAATGTTTCATCGATAGACAATCTCCACGCTATTAAATATCAGCACACCGAAAAGACCCTTCGCGCCGCAATGATTATCTTCCTGATGATGCAGGAGAAACCAGATGCCGCGTGAACGCTGCCACCGCTGCCACACCATCCTCACCAGTGAAGATAAGCACTTTCACGGTATAAGCTGCCACACATGCGAAGAGGACGCCTGGTATGCAGAACACTTCGAATACGTCCCACTCCACGCCATCTGGCGATACGCACGATATCAGGTGCGCTGGCTGCGGTTCGGAACTGCCGCCGGATTGGGTATATGCCTGCGACCGCTGCTGCGCCGGTTGGATGCAAGACGACAACTTCAAAATGCACGGAGAAGATAATGGAAATGGAGAAGTTAACCCATGATCAGCTGTGTGATATCGCCTGCCGATTCCTGCAAACCAACGGATTTAAGGTCGCTTTTCATGACAAGTTTCGCGCATGGACTTCATTTGGTGAGCAGCCAGACGCCATAGGGTTCCGCAATGGCGCATCATGCTTGCTGGAAGCGAAGTGCTCTCGCAGTGATTTACTGGCTGATCGCAAAAAGCCATTTCGTATCGACCCCTCGAAAGGCATGGGTGACTGGCGATTCATGATTAGCGAGCCAGGCATCGTCGAAATTGGCGATTTACCGGAAGGTTGGGGCTTGCTGCATGTCATCAAGGGAAGGGTGAAGAAGATTCACGGCTGGCCGGCTAATTGGCATTGGGTGAATGAAGAATCAAAACCATTCCAAGCCAATAAGCAGGCCGAATGCGACATGATGTTTAGCGCGCTGCGCCGCATGGATTTACGCGGGCATCTGAAAGAAATTTATGACGGCTTACCGGCCGCAACAGAATTGAAGGAGGCTGTGAATGGCTAACGGCAAACAGCCTAAGCCGAAAACCTGCCCCATCTGTTCCACCGAATACACCCCTCGAAGTTCTCTCCAGAAAGTCTGCCACAACTTCAAATGCGCGATCGCCTTCAACAAGAAGCGCGATGAAGAGATTGCTGCTCGCGAGCAACGTAAGCAGGCGAAGCTACAGCGCGATGATTTGCGGCAACGAAGGGAGAAGCTCAAAGGAATCTCGGAATGGCAGAAAGAGGCGCAGACGGCGTTTAATCGGTACATCCGCTGGCGTGATTTCAACAAAGAGTGCGCCAGTTGCGGTGGCCAGTTAATCGGCAGCAGCAATTATCTCACCGGCAGCGCAGTAGACGCGAGCCACTACCGCTCACGCGGCGCAGCATCCCACCTAAAGTTCAATGTTTTTAACGTTCACTCTGCCTGCACCCGCTGCAACCGTCAGTTAAGTGGGAATGCAGTTGAATTCAGGGCCCGACTAATCAAGCGCATTGGCCTTGAGCGCGTCGAGCGACTGGAAGCAGACAACACACCACGCAAATTCGATATTGCTTACCTGAAGCGAGTTAAGGCCATCTTCACGCGCCGGGCACGACATTACGAGAAATTGCGTAAACGTCAGATGGAGTATGCAGCATGAAACCAATCGATCATTACCGGCTGGCTATGTACCTGCACAGCAAAAAGCAGCTTGAATCCCGGCTAAATGAAATTAACGCCAAGATTGAGCGCGTCCAGTATCAACCCCAGCGCAGACTGCCATTAAGCCAGCGCATCATGAATTGGTGGTTCGCATGACCGAATACCTCAGAGAAAAGTGGCAGAAACTCCGCATCTACAAAAGGCGCGGCGGATTTGCAGTGGATTACCGGATACTCAGGAACACGGCGAAGATGATGGGGGTTAAGCATGCGCATTGAGCGTGACTATCAGCAAATCGTCAGGCTGTCAGGCGTCAGAACAGCAGCGGACATGCGCCGGTTATTCGGCAATGGCTGGAAGACCATCAACAAATCGCAGCAGGCATGGGTCAGGCATCTGCTGGGCGTATGGGGCGATCACCTGGGCGGAGAAGATTACGACCGTGCAGAGGTTAACGTAATTGGCCGCCTGATGATGCGATGCGAATGGAGTGAGCAGAAGGGTAAGCAGATAGAGAAAATCGTGTCACAGCTGCATTGCGAAGGGCTACGGGGGGAGGAGTTATTCCGCAGGGCTCGTGACCTGCTTATCCCTCAGTCATCAACGGCAAACATCATCGCTCTCGCCAAAGAATCAGATGATGCCGCCTTTGTTGAATCAGTCATGGTAAAGACATTCGGAAGGGATAACCCGCTTCGGAACGTAGCCAGATTACGATACTGCAAGCGCAAGAGCGTGCAAAATATCGGCTCATCCCTGATTTATTACTGCAGCATCTCACCGAAAGAGGCCCGCAACAGAATGGAATGGGCGATGGATATCATCGAAGGAGAAATGTTTTACGCAATTAAGCGAGAAATGGAGAAGGAGATTCTTAAAATTGCAGCCTGACAACAACAAATAGCACGAAATGACAAAGACAAAGGGCATGTAACCTGGCACATTAGTGGCATGATCGGGAAGTGAAGCGAACAGATCGCAGCTTTACCGGTCAGTTGCATAAATGTGGATGCCAAAGAGCCTCGTGACCTCACCAGTCGGCGAGGCTTTTTTATTTCTATCCTCGATAGGGGATAAGATTCACCGCATACCCTGTAGCGGATAAGTAACATCACTAAACTATTTCAAAGGTCAGCCATAGAGCTGGCCTTTTCTGTTTTCGCCCCTGCCAATCAACATCGACTCTCACCCTTTCCTGTGTGGCAGCGGGCGATCTTTTCTTCTGACTACCTACAGCACCGCCCGTAATCACGGAGGTGATATGAGTATCGATATGAGCAAACTGGCATCAGGCGCGGCATACGGCGCATCTGCCGGGACAATTGCTAACGGTCTGCTGACCAGGCTGAGTCCCGATGAATGGAGTGCTGTAGGCGTCCTGGCCGGTATTCTGGTGGCGCTGTTCACGCTCGGCATCAACTGGTATTACAAACGCAAGGCTACCCTGGCGCAAATCAAAGCCCTGCAGCGCTGGCCTACTGCGCCAGACATCAACGAGGATTAACCCATGGCCATGTCAAACAGCCTGCGCAATAAGCTTATTGCTGTGGCGGGTGGCGGAGCTATGGCTATCGCTACGGTATTCCTTGGTGGAAAGGATGGCGTTGAGGGCAGGGTATACGAGCCTTACAAAGATGTGGCAGGCGTCTGGACTGTTTGCGACGGCCACACCGGAACCGACATCATCAAAGGCAAGAAGTATACCGACCGCGAATGCGATCGCCTGATGTGGAATGACCTGCAGCCAGTTAAGAAAGCAGTCGACGGAATGGTAAAAATCCCACTGGGTGAATATCAGCGGGCCGCACTGTACAGCTTCACCTATAACGTTGGCACAAACGCGTTCTCTAAATCGACGCTTCTGAAACGCCTGAATGCCGGTGATGTCGATGGGGCCTGTGAAGAACTACGCCGCTGGATTTATGCGGGCGGACAGAAATGGCGTGGACTGATGAACCGCCGGGATATGGAACGCACCATGTGTCTGGCGGAGAGTGCAGATGACCTCAAAGGCTAAAATGCTCAGTGCGCTCATCCTGCTGGCTCTGCTGCTATTAGCCACCTCAGTATCTTTCGCGCTTTATTACCGCGGCAATGCCATTGACTACAAGGCACAGCGTGACACCGCAACCAGCAATCTCAAGCTGGCTCATGACGCCATCGCTGATATTCAGACACGCCAGCGTGATGTGGCCACACTCGATGAGAAATACACGAAGGAGCTAGCTGATGCTAAGGCGACTATCAATCAGCTGCATGATGATGTTGCTACTGGCAAGCGCCGGTTGCAGCTCAATGCCACCTGCCAGAAACAATCCTCCTCCGGCACCGCCGGCATGGATGATGCAGCCAGCGCCCGACTTACTGACTCCGCTCAACGGGATTATTTCACCCTCAGAGAGCGAATCGAAGTCGCCGGAAAGCAAATAGCCGGTCTGCAGCAGTACATCAGAGAGCAATGCCTGAAATGATTGAGGCGTACAGGAAAGTGAGCTAAATTTTCCAAAGATGAAGAGCTGCGTCCGAAAGGGTGCGGCTTTTTTTATGTCTGCAGTAAACCTACGCGCCCCGCAGGCGCATCAAACTCCATCGAACCAACCCCTTTGAAATGAGCCTTTGAGGAAGTCAGTTAGTGCTGGCGAGCCTTCGATGGGCTGATTTCCTGTGCGGCAAAGGTTCATCTCAAAGTAAGGTAAAACGCAATGAATAATCAGTTAGCTACTCTCGACTTCCGGGACATGGTAGCCGTGTCTGGAGATCGTGTAATCACAACCTCCCGCAAGGTGGCTGCTTACTTCGACAAGCAGCACCATCACATCATTCAGAAGATTGAAAAGCTCGATTGCTCAGATGAATTTCTAACCAGCAACTTTTCGCGGGTTACCTATGAGCACAAGGGTAATCAGTATGTTGAGTATGAAATCTCAAAAGATGGCGCGATGTACATCATCATGTCATTCACTGGCAAGAAGGCTGCCGCCATCAAAGAGGCGTTTATCAAGGCCTTCAACTGGATGCGCGAGAAGCTGATGGAGCTAGCTCACTCATACCAGCGAGAGCATAACGAACTAATGCTTGAGTTCATGAAGGAGAAGGATGTCGCCAGTATGTCCGGGCGCTTACTAAATCGCTGGGGAAGGGTGAAGAAGCCTCATCTTATAGCAAGAATAGAAAGACTTGAGCAGCAGGCGCAAATAACCATCCCCGGCCTACCAAAATGACCATCACAAGGCGCATTCAAGTAGTGTGCCTGATAATGAAAAAAGCGGCCCATCCCTGGACCAATTTCATGGTAGGAGTTCGTTCTGGTTTTAGGTTTTACATAAAATAAATTAGCTAACGCTCAGGCAACAACAAGCGTAAGCGGTTGCTTTTTTATGCGATTAAGAATCCACCGACAAGGGATACGATTAGCCTCGCTGTGACGCGTCGCGAAGCTGGATAATAATTAATCCCGTGGTACTGTAATGGCCCTACCTAAGGAGATTCTATGTTTGATACTGAGGGCTTTAAAGCAGACCCAGACAATCCAAACTGGATAAAGTGTTGGGCATGTTACACTGCGGACCCATGGCACCTAGCTAGCGTATTCAAAAGCGAAGAAGATGCAGTAAGCGCCATTGATCGTTATGGTGAACAGTACAAAGTAGCATATGGTTCTCACCATCTTGGTACAGACGAATTTATAGCCGACTAAGCCGCCTCCGGGCGGTTTTTTATTGGGGTGAATATGAAGATTCGACTCACCGTGAACGGGTTGGAGTATGCATCTGACGAAGGGCTTCACACCGCAACGGCTGAGGTCGTCGTAAAGCGTGGCGGGAAAGAGGTTGTCCGAGATACCTTCAACGGCGACGCTATCGGTGATTACTCCCGCACCTATGACGTGAAGGATGGGAAAGGCGATCTGGATGTGACTTACACAACCGAGTCTCCTCACTTCCAGTGCAAGGCTGAGATTGTAGAAAGCGAATAAGGGGTGTTAAGACATGATGAAAACCGGCCCGATTACGCTGACTATCGACATGAAAGAGCACGTCGCTAAGTCACACGAAGTCCTCGAAGAGCTGCAGAGTCGGCTTAAGCAGTTTGCCCCTGACGCTTCTGAAGATTATGTATTGCGAAGTCTGCTGCTAGAAATCACCTTCGATTACCTCGAAGCGAAAAAGAAAATCACTTCAGCGAAATAGCCAGGTCAGGAGGCGCATATGGCAAGCGAGGAATTAAACAGCCGGCCATATCCACCTGCTGATTTCGTCGAAGAGTTCACTCCATACATCAAGCTTATTCCCGCCACTGATATTTACGGATGGGTGACAGACAACATAATTGATGGCAACGGACACCTGCACAATCCTGATCACACGCATTTAATGGATGCTGACATAGCGTTCATGTGGGCTGCATCTGCATTCACGAAGAAAGGCAGAACCGTCCTCGGTCAGGCTGAAGAGGTAATGATGAGAGCAGGTGGCTGGCAAAAAGCCAGAATGGAACAGCAGATGTATGAGTGGTTTGGTCATAAGCCGGATTACATCATCACATTGGCGGCTGACTTCTGCTCTCAATGTAGCGACCTAGAATTTTGCGCACTTCTGGAGCATGAGCTTTACCACATCGCTCAGGACAAGGATGAATTCGGCGCACCTAAATTCTACCGTGATAACGGTAAACCAAAACTATGCATGCGTGGACACGACGTGGAAGAGTTCACTGGCGTTGTCCGACGCTATGGTGCAAGTGCTGATGTGCAAAACCTTATTGATGCTGCCAGCCAACCGGCTGAGGTAGCCAAAATCAACATAGCCAGAGCATGCGGAACGTGCATGATGAAACTGGCATAAATTTATACTGTTTAATACGGATGGTGTGTCATGGCGTCACTGAAACCAGAAGTGAAGGCCTTCATCATTCAGCAACTTGCATGCTTTGATTCGCCTTCTCAGATTGTTGAATCTGTAAAGAAAGAGTTTGGTGTCGAGATAACGCGTCAGCAGGTAGCCTCGCATGATCCCACAAAGGCGGCGGGCAATGGCCTAGCTCAGAAGTGGGTAGACTTGTTCAACACGACGCGTAAACGCTTCCAGACTGAAATAACTGACATCCCGATCGCCAACAAAGCTTATCGCCTGCGCACACTTGACCGGATGATGGCGAAGGCTGAGGGCATGAGAAACATGGCGCTGGCCGCATCTTTGATCGAGCAGGCCGCCAAAGAGGTTGGCGATGCTTACACCAACCGGCAGAAGGTTGAGCACACCAGTCCTGATGGAAGCATGACGCCGAAGCCAACAACTATTCAGCTTCTTCCTGTTGAGCCTAAATCATGAGTGAAGCCGTACAGCTCCCAATCCCCGCAAAGCTTGCTCCATTGTTCACCGCCATCAATAAACGCTATCGCTGCTCACATGGTGGGCGAGGCAGCGCCAAAACGCGCACGTTTGCCCTGATGACAGCTGTTAAGGCATATCAGGCGATGATGAACGGTGAGAGTGGCGTGATTCTGTGTGCGCGTGAGTTCATGAACTCTCTGGAAGAGTCGAGCATGCAGGAAGTGAAGCAGGCGATCCTATCGGTGCCATGGCTGGCTTCCAACTTCGATATCGGCGAGAAATACATCCGCACCATCGACAAGACCGTGACATACGTTTTCGCTGGTCTGCGTCACAACCTCGACAGCATCAAGTCGAAAGCTCGCATATTGCTTTGCTGGGTAGACGAAGCTGAATCGGTCAGCGAAATCGCCTGGCAGAAACTCAGTCCGACAGTGCGTGAAGAAGGGTCAGAGATTTGGGTGACATGGAACCCGGAGCGCGATGGCAGCGCTACCGATAAACGTTTTCGCAAAGAAGCTGGCGACGACTGCGTAACCGTCGAGATGAACTACACGGATAATCCGTGGTTCCCTGACGTGCTGGAAGGTGAGCGACTCAACGATCAGCGCCGCCTCGATCCTGCAACCTATGCATGGGTATGGGAAGGAGCTTATCTCGAAAACTCCGATAAGCAGGTGCTTGCTGGCAAATACCGTGTTGCTGAGTTCTCAGATTCACTGTGGAAAGAGGCTGATCGCCTTCACTTTGGTGCAGACTTTGGTTTCGCCAAAGACCCTAACACACTCACCCGCTCATTCATCCTGCATAACCGGCTTTACATCGAGTATGAGGCCTATGGTCAGCAGACTGAGCTGGACCACATGCCAGAGCTTTATGACACCATACCCGGCTCGCGTGAATGGCCTATTAAGGCCGACTCTGCGCGACCAGAAACAATCAGCTATCTCAAGCGTCAGGGCTTCAAAATATCTGCTGCTGAGAAGTGGCAGGGCAGCGTTGAGGATGGCATTGCACATCTGCGCGGCTTTGACGAAATCATCATCCATCCACGTTGCAAGAACGTAGCCCGTGAAGCTCGCATGTGGTCGTACAAAACGGACCGCATCACCGGAGAGGTGCTGCCGAAACTTGCCGATGGCGATGAGCACTGTTGGGACGGCATTCGCTATGGCCTCGATGGTCATATTAAGCGCAAAGGCCAGTTAGCAGGGATGATGATCCCAAAAAGGCTGCGTTAAAGCCTAAAGATTTACCATGAACTGACGTTAATTTTAATGATGTACTTACAAGGAGATAGTTATGCAGCATCATTTTAAAAACGTTATTTTCCAACGCATTCCGAAAGGTTTCACCGCTGGCAATCAGGTCAAGCTAGCCGATGTTCTTGCTAATGGGA